GATTTAAAATCGGGTGAGTTTTGTGTTACAGGGATATTTACTTAACCAATGAGTAAGGTAACAAAAGATTGGGATGGATGCCGAACTACCCAGGGTCGTGCTGAAAAAATAATCTGGGGTTAATCGTGTTTGTAAACAAATTAACAAGGAGATTGTAACAATGGTTACGAAGTTTTTACAAGTGTCTGTGGCGTGTTTTGAAAATAACAACGATGCCTTCACCCCTGAGTTATGGGCCAACGAGGGGCTCGCCATCTTGCAAGAAAACATGGTTTGAATTGCTAGACCCTTTACATGGTAACATGTAAATGAAAACGTAGCTATATGCTGGAATAACCCATTAAGCAGTTAGTACGAGTTGGATATGACACAAACGTGTAACAGGTGTGGATTATCAAAAAACCGTGATAAGTTCTATATGTCAAAACAGAACTTATCGGGGTTAGAATATACCTGTAAATCTTGTAAAAGAATACAGGGTGCCGTTCGACGATTCAATGTTTCAAAGAATTTTGTCGAGTGGCTTTATTCACACGATACTTGTATGTGTTGTGGAGATATATTAGATCAGAATAGACAAACTCACATACATCACACTGATAAGGGTGTGCAAGGTGTGGTTTGTTCATCCTGTAATTATATTCTCGGACAAGAAAACGACTATAATTTAATGAGAATTAAATTATGCCTGAAATTTATGTCCAAAAACCGTGAAAATCTAATTGATAAGGTCAATCAGCAGGAAAGTCTTAAACTTTTTTCTATGGAAGATAAAAAGAAGTTTGAGAATCCCCAGAGACTAGCACGCTACGAGGCTCGTGGTTCAAAAATTTGTTCACGATGTGGCCAACCAAAATTTGGTCGGTGTAACAATTGTAAACGAATTGAACAAAAAGCTAGATACAGTGGTTTATCAGTAAAATTGATTACCCAATTACAAACAATAAATAAATGTGAATGTTGTAATTGTGTGTTCACAAAAGAGAACAAACAATGTATACATCATACAAATGCTTTACGTGGTGTTGTTTGTAATTCATGTAATCAAATTTTAGGTAACGAATCAGAACAACGCAGGATGCAGTTGCTAGCTTGTGTTCTTTGGATTGAGGAGTCTATGATACAGTCCGATCTCTATAGGAATATAGAGAGATTGGCAGAAATGTCCAATCCCGCCTACAACGGCGAGTAACAAAGATGATGGCAAATCTAGTTCATCGAGATTTCTCGATGGATGTCGCCAACTTTGGTGACGTGGTAAATACACACCGACCTGGATCTTTCCAGACTCGACGTAAGGTAGATGCTGATAGTATTGATCTACAAGATGCAAGCGCTACGAATGTTGCGGTGCCTCTGGATCAGCATATTTATGTCAGCTTTACTATTAAGGACGGTGAGTCCAGCAAGTCCTTCCAGGATTTGGTCCAAGTTTACTTGGCCCCTGGTATGCAAGGTGTGGCTCGGACTATTGATCGTATTTTGTGCGGTCAGGTTCACCGTTACTTTGATAACTGTGTTGGTAAACTTAGCAAACTAACGAGTTCAACCGCTCGTAATACGTTGCTTGAAGCACGTGAAGAACTCAACAAGAATCTTGCGTATCCGCAAGGTCGTCGAGTTGTGTTGGGTCCATCTGCTGAAACGGCGATGTTGCAAACGGATTTGTTCTTGAAAGCTAATGAACGTGGTGACGGTGGTATTGCCCTACAAGAAGCGGCTCTTGGTCGTGTTCTTGGTTTTGATACCTACATGGATCAAAACCAACCGGGTATTACTACGGGTGCTGATACTCTAGCCGGTGTTGCAAATGATGCACATGCCGCTGGTGTTTCAACTGTGGTTGCTAATGCCGCTATCACTGGTGCCGTTAATGGCGATTTCGTTGTGGTCGATGACGACGGGCAACCCCGTTATATCGCTACCACGGCTGATACCATTACGTTGGTTTTGGATGGCGCTTTGAAGTATGATTCAGTGAATGCTGATGCTATCACGGTCTACAAGAACTGTGACGTGGATGGCGCACATGCTGCTGGTTATTCCAAGGGTATTACTTTGGATGGTTATACTGCCACCAAGGTACCTCAAGTTGGTCAGTTACTTGCTTTTGGTATTACCCCGACAACTCGTCACACTTACACGATTGTGGAAGCATACGAGAATCCAACTAATAGCAGCCAGACGATTGTTTGGTTGGATCGTCCGTTGGTTTATGCTGTAATTGATAACCAAGACGCGTTCCCTGGTCCTTATGGTTCTTTCAACTTTGCATTCCACCGCGATGCGTTGGCTCTAGTTACTCGTCCATTGGCTTTGCCTCGGGCGGGCGGTGTCCAATCAGCGGTTGCCAATTACAATGATGTTGCCATGCGTGTAACCATGCAGTACGATATCACGACTCAAGGTACTATTGTTACCTTGGATCTGTTGGCGGGTGTTGCTCTGTTGGATGCCAACCTCGGTTGCATCTTACTAGGCTAATAAGTAATTCCGATACCCCGGAGAAGAAATTCTCCGGGGTCCTAGGAATTTGAAAGGACGCAACTATGGATTTTCCGTGGGTAGACCTTATAAAGAATGTTGGTCCCTTTGCAGGAATCATTGTATTCTTTGTTTGGCGAGATTGGAGACGTGAAGAAAAACTTCACGACAGGGTTGAAAAACTTGAAACCTATCAAAAAGAAACACTCGAAAATCTTGTGGAAAAGTCAACTGCGGCTTTAGCACAAAGTTCTGAATGTATCAAATGGATAGGTCGGGTTCTTGAACATTTGGTAAGAGTTTGCCCAAAAATAATTGGACAGGATTGCGATAAACCAGAAACATTGCGATGAATAACATCACTAACTATAATTTGAATCGACGAATACGACAAGCACTCTATGTTTTAAAAAGAGCGTTTGGCAGTACAATTGCACTTTATCAATTGACTTCTGCGAGTACAAGTTATACGACAGGTGTTAAAAGTTTATCTTCAACGTCCATTACAATTCCAAGATGTATCGTTCTGCCAGTGCGACTTCAACGTGAAGTTCTACAAACTGTGGCGCAAATGTCAGCAAACAAGACATTTTCATACGGTGGTAGTGGTTCCTTTGAAAGTGGAGTCCGTGAATTCATAATTGATGCGCGAGACCTTCCAAGTAGTTATACGATTAGTTTAGAAGATTGGATCGTCTATGATAATCGTCGCTACGACTTTAAAAACATGGAACAACTGGAACAAAACACTGGTTGGCATATTACGGGCAAAGAAATCTTAGGACCCCCACTTGCTAAGATAACACAAGTCACTGATTCAATAAACTTTACAGAGAGCACTGACAATGGATGAAAATTGGCCTCGTTGGATTATGGCTTCTGTAGCAAAGTATTTTAGTGATACGGCATTGACAATTCCATTACCGTTATTGGTCGATGGTATTGATGAACGTGAAGAAGAACAACTTCACTATGATCATGCTGAATTAAGAGTGAGTGGTCCACATCCAACAGAATTAAGTAAGGACTACTTTAAACTTCTGGTGGATATTAATGTGTTACTAACTGAATTGATGGATCGGCCCAATGCCTACGATTTACAAACTTGGTGTGGTATTATGGCAAAGGCAATGGAAGGCCCAATTAATATCTATAAATACGGCAATGAAACGGGTGATGATAGTTCTTGGGTATTTTGTTTAACACCCTTTAATAGTCGCATCGAACCGAATCGTATCCTACACTTCGGGCAACTTGGAAAAATTGATAGAATACGCCAATCTATGATTGACGGGCATTTTATCGTATATCTACCCTAAAATTTAGAGTGAACGTTCAAATAGGAGAATAAATATGGCTCGCGTAGAGTTAAGAGATTGTACTATCCGTATTAAGGATGGTTTGAGTGGTTCTGCCGTTGTAAACGACACGCCAACTGCTAATGATGTAAATGTGGATATTATCACAGTTAATCTAAATACCACTGTTGCTAACCTAGTGCCAGTAGGGGCTCGGTTTACAGTGAATACTGTCAATAATACTACTGTTTACACAGTAACAGCACGGACACCAGCTAATGCAGGTCCAACGACCAACATCGTATTTACGCCTGCATGGGGTGCGAATGCCCCTGCTAATGCCGATGTACTGACTTTTCAAGCCTGCCGCATTGATATTAAAATCGGCGAAGGAAACTTAAAGTATACAGAAAATAAAGAGTATGATTATCTACTCGACCGTGGTGATTTGGATACGGTTCGGGAAGGCGACGAAAAGCCGCTAGATATCGACTTGGAGTTCGTATATGAATTCGTAACAACTGGTACCAGTGAATCTATCACACCAGTTGATGCCTTGAAGCAACAGGGCAACGCAGATGAATGGGTTACTGCGGCTTCTGATACTTGCGAACCTTACGCTGTGGATTTGGAAATCGAACATAATCCACCCTGTGGGACCGCACAAACAGAAACCACATTGTTACCAGACTTCCGTTATGAGAAACTTGAATTCAGTCTCAAGGATGCAACAATTGCAGTTTCGGGTAAATGCAATGCATCGTCAGCAACTATTACCCGTAGTTAATAGGAATCTTAAAGTCTGAGCGTTTTACAACGCTCAGACTTCCTTTCAGTTTGAAACTTATTTAAGGGAGAAAATTATGAAAATTGGTGGACAACTTGTTGAAGGTCCAAATGAAGAGATCTTGGTTCTTCCACGTGGAGAAACACAATTAATTATTCGTGCTAGGGCTGTTTTAAATTTGGATGAGTTTGATACACTCTGTCCTGCACCCAAACCGCCTGGAAAATTAACTAAAGAAGGCTGGGTTCCAAATAATGAAGATGAGAGTTATCGCCAAATGGTAGCCCATCAAGCTGAAAAGAGGGTTGCTTATTTAGTTATTCGCTCTCTTGAACCTAGCAACATTGAATGGGATACAGTTAAAATCGAAGATCCGCGAACATGGTTAAACTATGTAAAAGATTTTCGTGCAGCCGGTCTATCGACGGTGGAAATTAATCGTATTGTTCAGTGTGTGATGGTAGCAAATTCTCTGGATGAAACCAAATTAGAAGAGGCTCGAAAGGTTTTTCTACTTGGTCAGCGTCCGGTTCCCGTTCAATTCTCTGGGCAGATTACCGAACCGCTGAGTTTGCCATCTGGCGAGCCTGTGTCCGCGTAGGAGTCCGACCCCCTGGGGTAAGAGATTGTTGGGAAAACTGTGATGTTTGGACTCGTTCGTTGCTTTTAGCTTTTAATCAAACGTGTGAACACGATGAATTTGAACTAGCAGTTAAATTAGCCGGTGGCAAATAACCGGTTTATATTGGATAGCTGACCATGAAAATGACTGGTAATTTTAGTTTATTAAAATTAAATACTGGTAGTTATCGTAAACTTGTTAATAACATGATGCTTCAAGAATTAAAAGAAGCAGTAGGTGTTTGGATACAAGCCTCAATAACTACGATTCCAGTTTGGTCAGGTGCTTCACATGGAACATTTATAAAGTTGGCAAATAAAATCGGTCAAACCTTCGCCGTCAGTGGCGGTGGAGGTTTCCCCGGTATGCTCGGTCCAACGTACGGAGCGGCGAATAGTCAAGGTAGATTAACTGCTTGGGGTGGAGCCTATATGGCAGAGTATTCTACCACCTTATGGCATCTTATTTACAATGAATACAATAATGCTAACGCCAACCCTGAGGAAGCTAGAATATATTCCCGTTTAATCCAACCGGGACCTTATTCTTTTCAGGAAAAAGCTAATGCAGCATTTTTAGAAGCAACTAAATTTGTTAAATTACCCTCACCATGGGGCTGTTTAACTCTTGTACCACGTCAGGTTTAATGATGGCTGAAGAAATTGTCCAAAGGTTAGGATTTGAAACTGGTGATGCAATCACCAATATTGATCTACTCAAATCATCACTTGAGGGGCTTAACGCATCCCTAACAGCGTCCGCGTCTGCAATCCGTATCTTTAATTCAGCAGGTGGTGGGTTTGAAAAAGCCATTGCTGATTTGACTGGTAAGGTTGATCAGATCTCTCAAAAATTAGAATCAGGCTTTAGTAATCTTAAAGCCCAACCTGTTTCATTTGATACCTCTGCAGCATTAAATCAAATTAATCAATTAACCTCTGCTTGGGGTCGTGTAACTTCTACCGGCCCAGAAAAAGCCTTTAAGCAACAATTTGCAAGTATGAAGGCTTCACTGTCAGATTATGTTAATCAAAATCAATTAACACGCGATCAGGTTATTCAAGCTTTTGCTGGAACATTATCTGGTAGCACACCAGCGATAAATGGTCTAAAGAATAAAGTAGCCGAATTGAAAACGGCTTTCAATTCTATTGGATCTAGTGCTGGTGAAGGTATGGGGCAACTAACTGGATTTATTAGTCAATTAGGAAGAATCATTGCATTCCGAGCTATCATATCAACTTTAAATGATATTGGTAATGGAATCTCTGAAGGCACAAAATCAGCAGCCGATTTTTCATTACGCTTGGGTCAAATCAGTGCTATTACTGATGACACTAGTATATCTCTGAATCAAGTAAGAAAAAGTATTCTTGAAACCTCTACTGCATTTGCTCGCCCACTTGATGAAACAACTTTAGCATATTATCAAACCTTACAAAACCAAGTGGGTAACGCAGCCGAATCAATGTATGTCTTTCAACAGGCTGCTAAATTATCGGCTGCTAATGTGGCGCCTTTAAATGATTCTGTTAATTTAGTTACAGCAGCTATTAAAGGTTGGAATCTTAACATCCAAGAGGCTGGTAACTTATCAGGTATGTTCTTTGAAGCGATTAAAATTGGTCGTATGGAAGCCTCTGACCTTGCTGATATTTTAGGTCGCGTTGGTCCTACAGCCCGTCAAATGGGTGTGAGTGTTCAAGAGGCTATGGCAGCCGTTGCTATTATGACACAACAAGGTACACGTGCTGATACAGCCATTACACAATTAAATGCTGTTATGTCTGCTCTCATTAAACCTACCAAGGATCTAAAAAAGGTCATGTTAGAAAAGTGGGGCGTAGAAAATGCAGAACAAGCAGTTGCAAAATTTGGTGGGTTATTAGGAGTTTTAAAGGGTCTTGAAAATATCACTGGTGGCACGTCAAATGAGATGGCGAAATTTACAGCCAACGTGCGAGCACTACGCGGAGAAATGGGGTTGTTGGGTCCAAATGCAAAAGCAGCAGAGGATGCTCTTAATCGTTTAAGTGATGCCAGTGTCTCGACGGCTGATATTGCTAGTAAAACAACTTTAGATACCGCAGGCGGTCGTTATAAACAATCAGTACAAGAATTAGCCAACGCCTGGACAAAACTAGGCGAAGAAATGCTACCAATTCTAACTATTATCGCAAAGGTAAAAACAGCAATAGTAGATTGGGCTTCAAGTACTGCTGCACAAGTTGCAATGGCTGGTGTAAGTATTGGTGTCTTGATTGGCTTGTTTAGAACATATATATCCGCCGTAAATATAGCAACAGCGGCTACCCTACGCTGGACTATAGCACTATTGACTAATCCCTATGTTTTAATAACAGTTGGAACAATTGCATTAGGTGTTGCTATTGCTACAATGTTTGATAACAGTCGAAATCGTATGAAACAATATTTCGACGATTTTGATAAACGGGCTCAAAAGCAGAGTGAAGATTATAAACAACAACTTACAGAACAGTCACAAGCACAAAAACAAGAACTAGCGAAGCAATTACAAGAACAACTTGCTGTTACAACTAGAATGTCTACTATACTTAATAGTTATTACGCTAGTATTAGACAGCAAATGACAGCAGTTGTTACAACAGTTAAAAGTCGATTTACTGCTATACTATCAGCAGAACAGAATTATATACAAAAAGCTATACAAGCTGAAAGCGAAGCCGCACAAAAGATAGCGGCATTAAAAACACAGGGTGCTACACAAGCGATAACGGTTGCAAATAAAGAATATAACCTAAAAATGCTGGGCATGACTAAAGAACGTCAAACCCAATTACAGTTACTTCGTGGAGACCAATTACGGGCAGAAGCACTTTCAAAGCTTTCAAGTGCAAAAACACCAGAAGACCTTGCTATTGTTAATGAACTTTTACAACAGGCTCAAGCTTACTATGAACAATCGGCAGCAGGTGCAGATAATCTTCAAAAACAACGTACTGCTTTAACTAGTTCGCTTAATGTTGAAAAAGATCGCCAAAAAGTTACCGAGAAACAAATAAATCTTACAAAACAAGATGCTCAAAATGCCAAGGGTCAAGTAGGTAGTGCTACATTATTACTTACTAAAACTCAAGATTTATTTAAGACTTATGAAGATGGATTGAAGGCAATTTCAAAAGCCAAAACAGCAGAAGAATTTGCAGCCGGTATAACAAAAGTTACATCAGCCTGGGGGGAATTAAATGCATTAATTGCAACCCAAGCGCCGCAAGCCAAAGACTTTCTTGGTTTATCCACAATCCACAACACAATTGTACAGCAATTACAAGATTTGCCCGCACTAAATCTACAAGTTATGCTGGATATGAAGTCTTTGACACAGCAACTTGAAGCGCCAATGGCTACATTATCGGCTGCCCAACAAAAAACTGCAGGGGTAGCAGGATGGACAGATTTAGGTGGTTCCATGACTGATACCGCTATTGCTTTAAATAAAGCAATGCAAACAAATGCCGCCAGTATAATAACTGCTAAACAAGTTGCTTTAGATATTAAATCCCAAATCGAGGCATTATCAACAAAAGTTCCAAGTGGCGATGCTTTTGAACAATATTTGAATAAAATCAAAGCATTTGAACCACAATTAATGACTCAGGTTGCCAATGTGCAATCGGCAATGACAAATCTTCTACGAACTGATCCAATGGATACAGAGTCGTTTAATACGAGATTAGATTTGTTAAAGCAAAAAATTTCTGAGTTTATGCAATCTCTAAAAGCCCTACCCAATCGTGGGGCGGGTCTAAATATCAACGATCTACTAAATACAGATGACTTTTTACGTGCGGTCAATATAACAGTTTCACAAGTATCGGATAAATTTAAGGAATTAAATAACCTTGATCCAATACAACTTAAATTAAATAAAGCCGAATTTGAAAATCAATTAAAAGGTATTAATTCTATTCTTGAGCCCTTAAAGACCAGCACTCAAGAAGTGGGTGATAAGGCCACAGTTATTAGTAATCGAATGTCAGATACCAATACAATTCTCCCTCAAATTGCCGCTGGTTATTATGGTATCTCAACAGCAGCCGGTGGGGTGGTAGCTCAATGTAATAATATTTATGCAGCGGCAACTCAAGCTCTTGCACAAGTACAGGCTTTATTATCTGCGCAAGCAAGTGCCGGTGTGACGGCTGCCTATGGGGCAGTTATTCATCGTGCCACAGGTGGTGGTGTTAGATGGACAGATACAGTAAATGCGATGTTGACTCCTGGTGAGGTTGTTGTTAATGCTTCTGCAGCGAAACAATTTTATCCACAATTAAATGCGATGAATGCAGGTAGCCATCCAATATTCAGAGATAAGGGTGGTCCTGTTACAAATGTCGGTGATATTAATGTCTCGGTAAACGGTGGGGATACTTCACAACAAACAATAAAGAGTATCGCATCTGGTTTACGTAGAGGTATGAAAAGAGGCACAATTACGTTAAATTAAGTGCCAAAAGAACGACCGGAGTAACGCGGGTTCCGGCGAATGATATGGGCACTATGTCTAGAACGAAACCCGCACATGGAGAGTTAAAATGCTTGAATTAGGTAAGTTTTTTGGTTTGTTTGTGGCAGAACATCGGGATTCCGTCAATCGATTGTTAGGGTTGTATCGCGCACCTAATGCAATTGTAACGGAAGGTGTTCATCACATGATGGAATGTGAATTCCGCGCGGGCGCTCAAGCGACCACGTGGTATATCGGTTTAGTGGATAATAGTGGTTGGTCCGCTTGGGCTGCTGCTGATACTATGGCATCCCATGCAGGGTGGACTGAGTCTGTTTGTTATTCAAATGCTAACCGTCCACAGTGGACCTGCGGCGCGGCTGCAACGCGAGCTATTACAAATGCCAGTACAGTAGATTTTACAGTAAATGCTGCGGCTACTTTAAAGGGTTTGTTTATTACAAGTAATAATACTAAAAGTGGAACCACTGGAACTATGTGGTCTGAAGCTGCTTTTAGTTCAACCGTCACGGTAGCTAATGGAGATACACTTAAAGTAACTTATACATTAAGTGTTGCATAAATCTCTCCCTTGGGGTTCTGCGGATTTAAATTTAGATTCGCAGAACTTCTTTCTAAAAGGTATTTAGTTATGTTAAAATGGATTGAAGGGTTTGAGGACTATTCAACTGGTGCGGTTAGCTACGCAACTATGTTGCGTAGATATGCACTTGTTAATACCTCTGATTGGTATGCCCAAATAGTTGCTGGCCGGGTTGCCGGGTATGCTATAAGATTATATGCTGGAAACGGCTGGATACAAAGTGGCGCAATTACTGCTGATGCCACAATAACAGTTGGTTTTGCATTCCAGCCACAAACGTTAGGAAACTATGTTATTTGTGACCTATATGATGGGGCTACAAGAGGAATGAATCTACGTTTAACGGCTGCGGGCGAATTAGCTGTTTATCGTGGAACTACATTGCTAGAGACTACATCTGGTTTAGGGTTATCTCAATTAGCTTGGTATTATATAGAATTCCAAGTAGTATGTAATACATCTACTGGTTCCTATGAAGTACGTGTAAATACTGTAGATGTGGCCAGTGACTCTGGTCTTGATACAAAAGAAGGTTCAAATGATTATCACGATCGTTTTCGTATAACTGCTGCACCTGATTCTTATTTTGATGATCTCTATGTTTGTGATGGTAGTGGTAGTCTTAATAATGACTTCTTAGGACCATGTCGTGTAGTTCAATGTCTACCCACTGGTGATTCATCAGTAAATTGGAGTACAGTTTATCCTGGCTCTACTGATCATTATGCTGACGTTGATGATGGTGCAGTATCCGATGATGATACTACATACGTAGAAGACGATACAACAGGTCACCGGGATTTATTTACTTATGCAAATACATCGGTATTATCGACTGTTTTCGGTGTGGCAATTAATACCACTTGTCGTGTAACAGATGTTAATTCCGTTGATTTAAAAACAGTAATTAGTTCTAACGGTACCGTGGCAACAAGTAATGCTGAGACAATCAGTAACACCTCATATAGTATACACAGTTATATTAGCGAAACGGATCCTGAGACTAGTAATGGTTGGCATTTAGATGATTTAAGCGCAGCCTTGTTTGGCATTGAAGTCGGATAATGACATTACGCACAACACGTCAAACTACTGAGTTACTTGGTCCTGGTGAACAACATCTACGTGTTACTAGGCAAGGTATAGGGATACTAGGCGCACCAGAAGCCAAGTTACGAGTGACAAGACAAGCTCTTGAATATTTATTTTCTGAAACAATATTCAGTGTCAGTGTTGCTGAGAGTATGTCATTTACCAGTGCCGTCAATGGCCATGTAGACAAGCCTGTTGATGTTACAGATACTTTGACATTTACAGAACGCTTGCCAACTAATTTTGCGGTAACCATCAGTGATGTGATCGCATTTTCAGACTCAGGAATACGCGTCAGAGAAGGCGTTGCCTCAACAATTTTAACCGCAGTTGACGATGCCTCATATATACATTTAATACAATCCTTCTGGCCCGCGGGCGATTATTTAACTTTTACTGAAGTTGTAGATGTTGAATGTGGTAATTGGAAGTATGTTCCAGAAGTTCTTACGTTTACCGAATCTATTTCCTGGTTGGGGCCTAGATACCATGAAATAAATAACTATTTAATGTTTCAAGAAACTATTTGGAACAATAATATTTATAGTAAAACCGTAAATGATACCCTGACTTTTTTACACTGGGCGGGTCGTCCATATAGTCTTAGTATTGCGGATCAAATCGTTTTTACAGATGAAGGTAAACGTCGCATTGATGCTTCTGACATATTAACTTTCTTGGAAGTATTAACACACGGTAAGGGAGCAGTTGGAGAAACTATTCTAACATTTAATCAGGTGCCTTCAGTAGTAGGGGATTTTAGAAGGACAGTAGATGATGTATTGGGGTTAGGGCAATCAAGTGCTTATTATTATTTGACCTCCTGCATCGATAAACAATATCATCCTTTTGTAGGCGAATCAACTGTCATTAACCAACCTACAGCACCTTCAAATATACTTCCAGTAACGCAGGGATCAATAACCACTCGATTCCAATTACAATATCCCGCACGAGGTGGGGCAATTGCATCAGTAACGTTACGGGCTCCTGAATTAGATTCCCATGATAGTAATGCCTTTACAAGAATTAATCGAGAAACTCGTGGCGGTAAATTGGTAGTTTTTGCTGATCCTACTTGGCCTAAAGTTAATACATTATCTTGCGTATTTACTGGTTTGACTCGTACAGAATTAAATGCTTTGCAGGATTTTATTCTGTTATATATAGGTGAAGAAATCTTACTGACAGATTGGGACGGGCATGAGTGGATCGGAGTCGTGCTGAAACCTAGTGATACAGCAACTTGTGACGGCAAGAATAAATGGAGTGTTGGATTTGAGTTTGTTGGACAGTTACTAGAATACTACAACTCAGGTTTGTCTTTAACCTTTGTGGATGATGTTGATATAGTAGTGGATAGACGCCCAATCATTAGTGAGATTTTAGAATTTAACCAGGATGCAACAGTAATGGTGGTGTCATGATTTATTTAGAAGCACCTTATCCCGATATTCAAACGATAACAATATTACCTAATCCCAGTTGGGGCGATGTATATGAACCGACAGCCACCGTTACCGCTTTACGAACAATGAACGGTCTTCTATATACTTATACAAAAAGTAAAGAGAATCGGCGAAAATGTCATTGGGATTTCACGTTATCTAAAAATAAAGCCTTAGAATTGAAAGCCTTTTTTACCAGTTATTATCGGGCTAAAATTAAAATTATTGATCACGATGATGTGGTCTGGATTGGTTACTTTCAAAATAATCCATTTGAATTTACAGGTTCCGGTCATGCACCTTCTTTCCCTGGTGGTGAAGTAGTTGATATTTCTATTGATTTTGAGGAAAGTGAATAATGCGAACAATACCAGCCGCCGCTTTAGCTTTTGTACAAAAACAATATGGAACCGAGCCTATTTTCATTTTGGAAGTTGCTTGGTCTCGTAATGAATCAGTACGGACAGCTTATTCGGACCAAAAAATTGATGGCGAAGATTATCCATATCCAACTATGATTGAAATATCAGAGTTTGATACTACTTTAAAAATTACCGGTGCTAGTGATTCCCAAAGTACCAGTATAACATTGGATGACGTAGATGGTCATCTCCGTCAACTTTTGGACACACAAGATATACAAAAATGCCCCTGTTGGATTTATCAGTGTTATAAAGGTTTACCTTATTCACAAAAGTTTTTATTATTCCGAGGAGAAATAACAAG